AGCCAGTCCATCTCCATCAATTCCTTGGGACTGTAGACCACGGCCTCCGGCGAGTGCAGCACATGCCCCTGCGCGTACAGGTCTTCCGGGAAGATGCGCAGGTTGTTCTCGCTCAGCATCTTTTCCATCAGGTCCAGCAGCTGTAAAGTGCCTGCGGGCAGGTCTTTGCTGTAATCGATCTCCTCTGCGCCGCTGCTCATCCCCCACCAGTAATTCACGGCTCTGGCTCCCGCTGCATCGCTGTCCCACGCGCCGTCAAAAATGGAGCGGATGATCTCGGTATAAAAGGTATCCCACCGCCACACCGGCAGGCCCAGCGGCTGCAGGGTGCCGTCCGGCTGGCGGCGGCACAGACCGTAGTCCCGGTGGGTGCCTTCCGGCTCGCGGTTATCCCGGGCATAGAAGATCTCCACATCCGGCCGGTCAGAGAAATCCAGCGGGTGTGCCGGGTCCGGCAGGCAGGCCCAGCGCAGCACCACCTTTGCGTCCGGGCGCACGGTCTTCAGGCCCTGCGCATAGGCGTTTACTGCCGCCGGGATGCCGTACACCGGGTTTGCCGCCACATAGCCCACGCGGTCGGTCTTGGTCAGCACACCGGCCAGCATTCCCAGCAGATAGGTCACTTCATACATGCGGGGATAGTAGGTGCGCACCAGCGGATGCGGCGCGTTGAGCGAGCAGTTCAGGATGCGGGTCTTGGGGTGCTGGGCCGCCACCTTCAGGCAGGCGGTATGCATCCGGGCACTTGAGGTGAACACCACGTCGGCATTGTCGTGAGCCACATCCTCCAGCACCTGCTCCGCGTCCACCTCAGGCTCGATGTTCTCTTTGCGGGTGATGAATACCCGATCCGGGAACGCCTGCTGCAGCGCTTCGATGCCCTTGTCGTGGGCGCGCACCCATGCGCTGTTTTCGGCGTTGTGCTCGTGCAGGAACACCACCCGCAGCTCGCTGGGCTTTGTAAAGATGTTCAGCTTTGCCAGCAGCGGTTCGCCTGGGCCCTGCTTCGGCTCCAGCGAAAGGGCCACGGCCTGCGGCTCGGTGAGCACCTTCACCTCATCCCACAGCTTTTCCAGATTCTGCTTCATCTGGCTGGGCGTGCTCTCGCAGGCATCCGCGTAACGGTAGACCGACAGATACACCAGCATGGCATCGCCGGCAGTCAGATTCAGTCCGCCGCCGCCCAGAGCCAGAAACTGCTGGCGGAACATGGTATAGAAGGAGGAAAAGCTCAGCCGGTCATCATCCGTCCAACTTTCACCGCTGGCCTTGCACACCAGCGTCTGCAATTTTGCGTAACCCCCCAGACGGGAGAAATGCACATCGTTGACCTTGGAGAGCTTATAAAAATCCAGAAATTCGTAGTAGATACGGTTTTCCAGACTGTCGTTCCGTTCCGGGACGAGCCGCGTGACCGTGCCCGCGATCCTGACCGCATCAAAATACTTGAGCACCGATACCCGCTTGTTGCCTTCCTGCACATAGAATTTGTTCAGGAACTCGTAGGCGATGATGGGGGTGTGGATGCCCTCTTCCAGATGTGCATCGCAGAGGTTTGACCACTTGCCTGCAAACTCGGTGTCCGGCTCCAGCAGGGGCATAAAGTTCGGTGCAAAGGCGGTGTGACGGCCGCTGGTCTTTGTGCCGACGATGCTTTCCGCCGGGATCTCCACAAGGCCCAGCGGCTCCTGCGCCACGATGTTCACATTGACCAGAATATCGTCCAGCACCGCAAGATACGGCGACTGGCCGCGCGCCACACAGGCACGGTAAGCACGCTGGCCGCTCTTCAGTGCGTTCTTGTAATCTTCCAGCATAGTTGCTCCTTTTTCTCAGCTGCAATGCGCTGCAGCCAGCTGCCGCAGCGTCCTTCTTTAGTATACCATGAAATTTGATTTTATGGGAGGATTTTCCGCACAAAAGAGTTGATTTATCCTGCAGTTTCAGGTACGATAATAGAAAGCAAACAATGATAGGAGCATTCTTTCCATGCAGACCGAACAGATCCCCGTACTCAAGGCCGACGAATATCCCGGCGGCATCTGGTATTACGAGCCGCATACATATCAGCCTTACCGTTACGTACTGGGCCGCGTTGGCACCCACCCGCTGGTATGCATTGGCATCAACCCCAGCACCGCCCAGCCCGGCGCACTGGACCCCACCCTGAAAAGTGTGGAGCGTCTTGCCGCCGCCAACGGCTTTGACAGCTGGATCATGTTCAACGTGTATCCCCAGCGCGCCACCGACCCTAACGATATGGACCGTGTGCCAGACCGCGCCCTGTGTGACGAAAACCTGCGCTGGCTCAAAGCCGTTCTGGCCCAGACCGAACCCACCATGTGGGCAGCGTGGGGCACGCTGATCGAAAAGCGGGACTATCTGCCCGGCCTGATGCGGGAGATGGTGGCCCTGACGCGGGAGCGGGAGATCCCGTGGGTCACGTTTGGCAGGCGCAGCAAAAAGGGCCACCCCCACCACCCGCTGTACCTGCGCAAGGATTCCACCCCGGAACCCTTTGATGTGGAAAATTATCTGGACACCTGCTTTTAATTTTTCAGGTGCCCGATGCGGAGGGATCTTTTTTGACCGCAGAACATTATCACGCCCTGCACAGCTGGATGGATGCCCACCCCACAGCCAAGCGCTGTGTGGTGGCACTGGACCGCTGGCTGCCGCTCATCCCTTTTGTATGTTATCCGGTGCTGCTCTGCCTGCTGAACGTCCGGCTGTTTCGGCTGCTGGGCAGTCAGCGTCAGGCCGCGCTGGACCTCACCGCCGTCATTGCGCGGACGGTGTTCGTGCCGGGGCTTACCTTCTGGGGCGGCACCATCCTGCGGGACAGGCTGAACCTGCCGCGTCCCTATGAACAGCCCGGCTTTGAACCGCTGCGGCACAAGGAGACCCGGGGACACTCCTTCCCATCCCGCCACGCGCTGAGCGCTTCCGTGCTGGCCATGGTATGGATGTATTTCTACCCGAAGGCGGGCTGGGTGATGGTGGGCATCACGGTGCTCATCTGTGTTGGCCGTGTGCTGACCGGCGTGCACCATATCCGCGATGTCGTGGGCGGAGCCGCGCTTGGCTTTGCTTTGGGCTTTGCAGGCATGTGGCTGCTGTAAAGCAGTGCTTTGCGGGCTTTGAAAAAAGAAAAAAGATTTTTGCATTTTTTGCTTGACAGAATGGGGCCTGTATGGTATTATACTTCTCGCAGCGTGTGCCGACACACAGCTGCCGCCATAATGGAACCCATGGGATTACAACGTGCGCCCGTAGCTCAGGTGGATAGAGCAACTGCCTTCTAAGCAGTGGGCCGGGGGTTCGAGTCCCTTCGGGCGCATCTATGTGGTGCCCATAGCGTAGTCGGTTAACGCGCCAGATTGTGGATCTGGAGACCGTGGGTTCGAGTCCCACTGGGCACCCCACCAAAAATCCGCTGATGCTTTGCATCGGCGGATTTTTTTATTTGGCGGGGTGCCCAGTGGGACTCGAACAAGGCGGCTCTGACGCATCAGCGGCAGAGCAACCAACAGCCCAGTGGGCTGTTGGTTAGCCTGCGGGTTCCAATCAGTAGGAATGTCTACCAAGGCAAATGCTGTGCTGATGCTTTGCATCGGCGGATTTTTTTTATTTGGCGGGGTGCTCAGTGGGGCTCGAACAAGGCGGCTCTGACGCATCAGCGGCAGAGCAACCAACAGCCCAGTGGGCTGTTGGTTAGCCTGCGGGTTCCAATCAGTAGGAATTCTACCAAGACAAATGCCGTGCTGATACTTTGCATCGGCGGATTTTTTTATTTGGTGGGGTATCCCAGTGGGACTCGAACAGCACGCCATTATTTTCTGCTAAAAAAGCATGTGCAGAACACCTCTGGCCGGAACGGCTCCTGTGTGCTCTGCACATGCTTTTTATTGTTTGATATCCACCCGCACGGTCAGCGCCTCATCTGCTGCAGGATCTGTGCGATTTCTGCGCTGGAATAGCCATCCTGCCGCAGTGCGGTGCTGATGCTGGTATCGCTCTTGCCCTGGCTGCGCATCAGCATGGCCATGTAGGGCACCGTCACATTCCGGGAGGTGTCACTGCCCAGACGGGTGGCAGTGCCCGTGCTGCGGTTGGCTGTACCGGAGGACGTACTGCCCGTGCCAGTGCCGCCAGTCTTACTGCCTGCCGCCGTGCTGCCAGCGCGGCTTGCTTTCTGCGCTGCATTGGACTTTTTCAGGTTCCACTCGCCCAGTGCGATGTTCAGCTTCTGGCTTGTGACATCGTTGTTGAATTTCTGCTGGTTGAGTTTGTCCTGATACTCCCGCTCGCTCGTCTCGTTCTCGTAGCGCTGCTGGTTCAGGCTGTCCTGATACTGACGCTCCTGCAGCTGCTGGTTCCACTGAGTGTCCGCACGGGCTGCCTCGTACTGACGGTTGCCGGAGTAGATGTTATAGCCGGTATTCAGCAGGCCGCTCAGCATGGAGCCAACGCCCGTGGTGCCGCTGAGAACGATCTGCACCGCATCGCCCAGCACACCCAGCACGGTCATCACATTGCTGAACACCTGCTGGCGGCGTGCTGCCTGCTGCTGTTCCTGCGCGGAGTAATAATCGTGCAGGGTGCCCAGCTGGCTCAGATAATCCTGATACGCGCCGTAGTCCTGCGCATAGGCGTTGTTGTATGCTTCGCCCTTCTGCTGCAGCTGGGTGTAGTAGTCCGAGAGCTTGTTGTTGTACTGCTGCTGGGCATCCTGTTCGCTGTTGTTCAGCTGATCCAGCTGGCTCACCAGCTCGTTGCCGCCGCTGGTATACGTATCCAGTGCCAGACTGTACAGCGTGGGGATGGCGCTGCTCAGCGCACCGATCTGCTGCTGATACGCCTGCTGGGCGGCGCTCGTGGCATAGCTGGAGCCATAACCGCCGGTCAGGGCTGCAGCCTGCGCCGCAGCATCTGCGCTGGCGTTGTGGGCGTTCTGCAAATAGTTCTGCTCGTACTGGCGGTAGAGCGGATCCTTGGTGTAGCTGTACTGGAAGCTCTCACGCTGCAGCAGCTGGTTCAAAAGCTGATCGATCCGCTCCTGATAGCTGCTCTGATAATCGCCCGGGCGGTTTGCCTGCCACTCCTTCAGCGCATTTGCAGCATCCGTCACGGTCTGGCTGGGCTTGTAGCTGGAATTTGCCAGCGCGTTTTCCACCTCCGAGCGGCTTTCCAGTCCTGCCGCCGAATAGCCGCTCTGCACGGCAGGCTGGCCGCTGCCCTCCGTCTGCGCCTGCACAACGGCAAGCGCTTCGTCCTTTTTCTTTCTGTTTGCCATATATAATCCTTTCCTTATAAATTCTGCAGTTTCGTGCGCATCTCGTCGGACATGTTCTCAACGTCCAGATTGCTCAGCACATACTGCAGCTGTTCCTGCATCTGGTACAGGTAGCTGCGCAGGGCACGGGCATCCTCCGGGTCCATGTTCTCGCTGAGCTTGGGCAGGCCGATCTTGTTAATGCCCATCACGCTTGCCATTCGTCACACCTCCCCGCCTGCAATGCCGCCCTTGGCAGCGGCCATTGTTTTTGCAATGCTGCGCAGGGTGATTTGTCCCCTGCCCTTCAGGCGCAGCCGCAGGGTGCCGTGCCTCCGGGGCACGAACGGCAAATCAAAGCTGCGCCGCTTGTCCTGTGCCGTCAGGCTTGCCACTGTCTCCCATGGGCCGCCGTCATAGCTGGCAGCCACCTCCACCGTACTGCTGCACTCGGCATCCAGCCGCAGCGTCAGTCGGGAAAGATACCGATCCTCGGCCCCGTCCAGCCCAATGTCACCAGTGGTCAGCTCAAAGTTCAGCTTTTCCTCCACACCGTCGGTGGCCTGCCAGTCCGCTTCACGGCTGGGATCTGCGGCCCACAGTGCCTGCCCGTCCCACAGATAAAGCTGTCCGCCGGTGCTGGTCATCTCGTAGGAGCACACGTTTTCTTCGCTCCAGAGCGCGCGCTCGGTATCGTACACCAGCAGCCTTGCCGTATTTTCGCCTGCCGCCGTGCGGGCCACATGCAGGTAATAGCGGCCATCCAGCGCACTGCCCACCGCGCTCTGCACATTGGCCAGCCGGCCCGAATCCAACGCGCCGGACACTTTTGTTGGAATGCTGCCGTCCCATGCCATCACACCGTCCGGCGAAAGATAATAGAGCGTCTCGTTCAGCACACACAGGCTGCGCGCCGCGTTTTTGGCAACGCCCCGGCAGCGCAGCGAGGTGAGCTGAAAATCCGAAGGCTTGGAGCCATAGAGCTTGTGCAGTGTGTTCTCCTTAAAGAACAGCGCATAGCCCATGCATGTGGCCGCGCCGGTAAACGCACCATCGCTGCCCACCGTCACTGCGTAGCTGTCTGCCGCAATGCCCCGGTAGGAAAACCAGTTGGTGGGGTCGCCTAAGCGGCAGGCATAGATCACGTTTTCCTTGCTGCTGCAGCCCCATACCCGGTTGTCGCACTCGGTAACGTAGTCCAGATCCGGCACGCGGCGTTCCATCCGCACCGGCGTGCTCACCGCAAAGCTGCGTGTCTCCTTGCCGTCCAGGCTGGTCCACTGGGCGCTCTCGGCGCTCTGCACCAGCGTGCCGTAAACATGATCTCCCTCCGGGCTTACCCGCACGCGCAGCCCGTTTTCCAGCACATCGTAAACTACCAGATCCCCGTCCAGCTTTGTCCACATGCCAGCCTGCTGTGCTGCCGTGCCCTGCACGGTCACGGTGTCCCACTGGGCAAATAGCCTCTGCGCGCCCGCCGCTGTGATGCGGCAGTATTCCAGCGGCACTGCCGTCCAGCTGCCGGAGGATGCGCTGTACTCTTCCAGTGTGCTGGTGCTGGCCCATGGGTGCTCCTCGTCCTCCACCTTCAAAAAGAGCTGTCCGTCTGCAGGCTTCTCCGGTTCCTCCTTGCCGTAACCGCTCACCTCGTAGGCCTTGCCCGCGGCATCGCAGGGTACAAACTGCACGCTCTGTCCCTCTGCCTGCCATACAGCTCCCAGTGCCGAAACACTTCCGTCCGCTGTATCAAAGGCTACCTTGTCTGGGAAGATCAGGATTTTTGTACCAATGCCCACCAGTGCCTTTTTGCCGTCGGTCACTGCCTCGGTGCAGGTCACTGGGTTCGCGCCGTCGGCATCCGGCGTGTAGATCAGATCCTTCCCGCAGACGGTCAGCAGCCCGTTCAGATGATACATGCCGTTCAGCCCGGTCAACTCCCTCAGCTTGCGGCGCGGCTTGCGGGTGCTCAGCGCCGGGAAATCCCGGGCAGAAAAATTCACGCCCGCGCTGTACTCTGCTTCTGAGCAGGCATAGGTCTCGTTCAGCCCGCCGAATACCCGCACAAGACTGCGGCTGTTCTGCAGCTTCGCTCTGTTTGCCAGAACCATGCTCTCACCTCCTTACCAGCGCCACTGGGCACCCGTCAGGGTCGGGTAGCTGCGCCGCAGCCACGCCGCCAGATCTGCCAGCAGACTGTTGTACTGGGCCTGCTCCCCGACGTAGCGGTCGGTCTCACCAAGGGCCGCATCGGTCATGGCACACAGATAATGCGGATACAGCGCATCAAAAGGTGCCGGTGCTAGCAGCACATCGTCGTCCTGCAGGCTGTCGTCCCATGCAAGGTCTGCGCCCACATCGTCGTATGCATCTGTGATGCTGTTTTTAAAAAAGCGTTCCCGCAGCATCGCGTCTGCTTCCTTCAGCCACGCCTGCCGGGTGGCCAGCGCAATGCGGCTGCCCGGGCGCAGCTCTTCGGCGCGTTCCAGCGCCTGTCCTACGGTCATATGCTCACTCTCCTTTTTATAAAGGCCCGGCCGGGCAGGCTCCCCAGCCGGGCTTTTTGTCTGTTTCGGGTTTACTGGGCGGCGTTCTCTGCCGCCGCAATGCGGGCGGCGGTCAGCTCATCCTGCATCTGGCTGTGCTCCAGCACCTCGGCCACTTCGGGCGGCACTTCCACCTCCACGCCGCGGCGGATCTTATAGTTCACACCGTTCACGCTGACGAACAAATCGCCCTTGTAGCGGCTGTTATCCTTGAACAGCCGGATGCGCACATTTTTCTTTTCAGCCATGGCTCACGCCTCCTCAGTTTGCAGCAGCGGTGGCGGAATAGCTGGACGCACTTTCAATGCGCACCATGTACTGCTCCACCAGACGCTCTGCCGCACGCATGCCCTTCCAGCCCACGGAAGCGCGCTGGTTCAGCGGGTCGTCGCCGTAGCCCAGCTGCTTGACGATGTGCTCCAGACCGCCGCCTTCCAGCTCGGTCACGCCGTAGGCGTGGGCACCCAGCACCAGCGTGCCGAACACAGCCAGACCGTCCGGGCAGGTGGAATCCTTCCAGATCTTGGCCTCGCTGGTCTCGATGAAGCGGATGTTGCCCAGCTTGCCGATCTCGCCGCGGAACATGGTGTCCGGGTCGGCGTACTTGTGCACCTCAATGAACTCCTTGCTGGTCTTCAGGTCGTAGGCGGCGTAGGGGTGGATGATGGCAATGTAGCTGTCGCCGATGGGGTCGGCGTTCATCGCGCCCAGCTGTGCCGCCGCCTGAAAGAACAGCTTCGGGGTCAGGGTGCAGGTCTTGTCCAGTGCCTTGCGGCTGGCAACGGCAGTCTCGGTGCCGTCTGCGGTCAGCTTGGGCGCATAGATCACATTGGTGCCGCCCGCCAGCACATCGCGGGTAATGCTGTCCATGGTGCGGCCTGCCTGACTTGCCAGCACACGGGTGGCCTGCACCACATTGTTGTCA